TGGCACGTGCTTCATCTATCTTTCCTAGGTATCCTTTAGCATTTTGAATACTAGATCTCTTACGTGCTACTCGTTCCTTTTTTGCATCATTATTTTCATCCTTTTCATTAGCAAGATAAGTTTCATACATTAATACTACTTCCTTACTCATAGAGGCGACGGCAATGATATCCTTTTCACGAATAATATAAAATTCTTCATCAGATAATTGCATCCAGCGATGGAAACCCATTCCACGCATCATCTTATCTTCTGATATTCTTTTTTCTATAACTTGTATCACAACAGGATCACTTATGAAACATAGAGTTTCATTACTTTCATTCGTTAAAACAGCTTTACCAAGGATCTCTTCTCCATTAAGGAGTTTAAAAACTCCGTAAAACTCTTCATCATGTTTAGCGTAATTAATTGCCATTTGATTTTACTTTTACATCTATGATTTCATAATTAAATTTTTCATCTCTATAGATTTTGAGTCTTTCAAAGAGATGAAGGAGAGTATAGTTCTTTCCATTATCTCTACTAATATCGTCAGCTATATCATATAATGTTGCTACTTCTTTTCCAATGCCGACCCGAAGTACCCGTCCAATTGATTGGAGATTTCGGATTCTGGACTTGGAGGGACTGGCGAAGACGATGTTGTGCAACCGTTTAATGTTAACCCCAGTACTGAAAGTGCCATAACTGGCAACAATAATCGAATCATTTTCATTTTCTACTAAGTGTCTTATTTGTTCACGGTCATCAACATCCACCCCACCATAAACGAAGTGTACTGGTTTGTCCGTATGACTATTTATCATCTCATACAAAGGCATACCGTGCTTCTCTACATAGTTAAAAAGGACAAGGGTATTACCTTTAAGATCACATGCTAAATTACGAATAAATTTATTACGTTGTTCATGCTCACAAAGGTATTCTATTTCATCTTGATATCCATCAAAGACTTGTTCATCATGTTTAAGTACAATAACTTTAACTTTAAGCTGAGCAACATGACCTTTCTTCATCAATTGATGAGTCCTAGTTACTTGAGAACATCTACCAAAGACACCCTCAAGTACAAGTTGATTAACATTAGCACCGTCTAATGTACCAGTAAAACCGTATCGGTATTTACATCCATGCAATTTATGCATAATCGTAGTAAGAGATTTGGCTTTGAACTGGTGAGCCTCGTCACCTATGACGACATTAAACCTCTCAAACCATTTACGAGGTTGCTTATAAACAGATTGCCAAGTGGTAATTATGCAATCAGCTTCCGAATTTTTCTCTTCCCCCGCATATATTTTGTGGCAGTGTTTGGATGCCATCCATCCATATTCTTCAAAGTCTTTATACATCTGCTCAACAAGAGACGTAGTAGGTACTACGATTAAAACTTTTCTTTTAACATTTACATGAAACCGAACCAATGAATAAATCATTAAGGATTTCCCGCTTGCAGTTGGGGACAATAGGAGTCGTCTGTTGTATCGTAGGCATTCGTATATTGCTGAATATTGGTAGTCGCGAGCCTTTACAGGAATCCCCAGTGCCTTCACAAAGCCCACAACAGATTCAGGAGTTACAAGATTATTCTGATCTATGGGATGACCGAAATTTTCTGACTCCTGAAATTGATAAGTATATCCCTTCTCCTGAGCCCAGTCCGTCAGATAGTCAACTAGACCGCAATATATCTCTCCAGTAGCAGGAGAGTATAAATGTACCTTACCATCCCAACCTCTATATCTGTTCTTCCTCTGCATATATTTCGCAGACTCAACATCAAAAGAAAAATATTCTGCTGCTTCTTTATGAAGATGAGGTTCTGCTTCAACCTTTAGATAGACTTCGTTCTTTTTCTTGATCGACAAGTCCATCATTACATACCTGCTTGAAATTTCTCCCACTCAATAGCGTTTTTAATTTGAAAATTACGACTGTTGATTTGCCGTAAAACACCGTCAAGAAAGAAGAGTACTTGTTCTATGTAGTCGATCTTGTACTGAAGTTTTCTGACATCATCATCAGCATCGATAAACATATTAACTTCTTCTTTAGTAGTTAATTTAAAATCAAAAGGCACCTCACGATACACTGTCGCAGGTGCCTTTCCTTTATAGTATATCCATTTCTCTTTAATCAAACCTCTCATCTCACCTTCTCTATCTTTCTTCATTAAAGAAAAGGTATTATAAAACTCCATCCATCTCTGATGGAGTTGAGGTATTATTATAGAGGCATTACCATATTGATCAGTATCTATTTGGCAATCACTCTTCCACTTTTCCTGAAGTGTTTCCAGATTCATAACTATCTTGCTTCTTATAAAATTCACTTAGACTGGATTGACAGTCTGGGGGTTCAGGATCCTTGATCCCTTTCATCTTTTTCCAGTTGCCGTGCATCGCTCCGAGGATCCAACTTTGGGAAAGAGACTTGGGTCCGTTCTCCAAAAGCTCGATTTGAAATTTCGAGAGACCAGCCTTCATCCCCAAATACTCCTGTCTCCACGATGTGTCTATGGTTTGTTCTGTCATTATTCTCCCATTCTTGTACGATATTAGCAGCTTGAAGGTCAACCTCCCTCATGGTATTCTGTATTTTAGCATCAATCCAGATTTTTTTCAACCATTCTATGAGTCCCTGTGCCAGAAAATTAATTGGCACAGGTTGTTTCTTTGCCCATCTTTCGAGCTTCAGATACCAAGTATCCTTACCACCCCAGTGATGTTCAAACTCAAACTTCATCGTCTCTTCTGAGTATTCTTATCTCGGATCTCGTATAACATATACTCAAAGGTAGCACTTGCAGTAAAGTATTCATTATCTGTTCCCGTAACATCAAAGTTAACAGTAGATAAAGATACAGGAAATAAACTCTTAAATACAACATCAAAATTTATAATATTATTATTGTTCAATACTTGTAGTGTAGCATCAGAGAACCTTGTCTCTTGTGATGGACTAAACTTTGCATACTTATTATTCCAATCTTCTCTTTCCTGAGCATCTTGAGGTATACCTAATGCTCTGATCCAATTGTGAATCTCCATATAGTTTCTTAAATCTTCATCAACTATAAATTCAAGATTAAGATTTCCATACTGGATATTTCCGTCAATTGGGATAGGTACCATACCCCTAGTAGGTATATCGACCTTACCTAAAGTGATTTCAGGTATCTCTGCTTTCTGGCATAAAAACGATACCTTCTTCGCCTTATCCAATACGAATAAGAATCCTATTGGAGAAAGATAATTTTTATTTGTTAATTGATCCTTATACCAGTTTGCCATTTTATGCGTTAATATTTTCTAACCATGATGTAGCAATGTACTTTTCTCCTGAGAGTGGTGGATTGCCTCTATGAGTATGAGTGAATCCTCCTGGCCAAATTAATACTTGTCCTCTCTTAGGTTGGAACCGTTTTGATTGATATAGAAATTCAGTTTCTCCACCATCAGTAACAGTGTTTAGGTACATCATCGTTGCTAATATGCGACGATTACATCCCACACTACCATCTTCTGAATGCCAAGAGTGATACCCCTCTTGTGGTAGAGTTCTCTGCACATTTAAGTATACCTGTTGGTAACGAAAATGAATCATTTGTTCAAACTTATTGACATAATCTTCTAAGCATGCACCAATAATTTGATTGTATTGCTGCATATAAAGATAACCGCAGTTATGATCTACCATGAAATCTTCTGTAGCAAGACAGGTATCTTTTCTGGTATGAGGTTTTCTCTCCTTACCAAAGATGCCTCTCCTTTTAAAAGTAGCACCTACCTTATCTTGATACTTCCAATATTCAATCAATGGATCACAGTCATATTCAGTATCATAGATACCGATAAAACCTTCATAGTTTATGTCAGTAATCATAGCAAAGTCATAATTTTAACTATTTAGTCACGTACCCAATGACCCCATCTATCTCTATTTCAGGTGGAACAATTAGTACAAAACCAATACCCATATTAAATACTCTTCTCATTTCTTCCTCTTCTATCTCACCTGCTTCTTTTATCTTATTAAAGATCTCTGGCCTCTCCCAAGAAGTCCAATCAATATTAGCCTTTAATCCTTCAGGTAATATACGTGGAACATTCTCAATCAATCCACCACCTGTGATATGTGCCATACCTACAATAGGTATCTCATCCAGTAGATCTTTAACCTGTGGCCAATAGATTGTAGTTGGTGTAAGTAACTCAGGAGTATCCTTATAATAAATCTTATGTCTCCATAACATATCATTGATAAGACTGTATCCATTACTATGCAGTCCACTACTGGGTAATCCTACTATCTTATCACCTTCTT